GCAGCACCAACGCTGACCAGTACGCGTTTGAGGGTGGGTTCTCGCAGGTATCCGACATCATTTTGAACGGACAGGCTTACATTTCTGAAACGCGCTTCGTGATTGCGACGCTTCCCCGGGGTGCCAAATGATCGAAGTGATTGGGGATAAGGTTACCGCTGACGACTTGCGTCACGCAGGTAACGCGTTTGCGCGGTCATCTGACGATGTGTTGCACGACATCGGGCGGTATACAGTCGGACGCGTTAAGGCGTACACGCTGGACGCGGGCGCAGTAGACCGGGGGGAGTTGGTGCAGGGCATCAGCGACCACCATGAACACGGATTCGACTATCGGCAGGTGGTTGTAAAACCGTCACCAACCGCTGACCAGTACGCAACGTATGTAGAACACGGCACGCGACCGCACACGCCACCGGTGAGCGCGTTACAGGGCTGGGCGGATCGTCACGGCATTCCGGTATGGGCGGTCGTGCGAAAGATTCAGCGCGAGGGGACGGAGCCGCGCTATATGTGGCGTGACACGTTTAACGACCTGCTTGGGCGCGCAGAACAGTACGCACGAGCATTCGCAGAGCAAATAGGGAGGCGCATATGATGCTTGAGTATCGTGGCGACGGACGCCAACACATTACGGGCATTCCGGCCCGTGACCTGACCGAGGACGAGATAGAGACAATGGCAAACGCGCGCGGGTGTGCGCCTGCGGACATCGTAGACGACCTAACCGCACACGGACTGTATGAACTGGTAGGCACACAGGAGGATTACGACGATGGCATATGGCCTGAGATCGTTTCGGAAGATACAGATTAGCAACGTTGAGGACACACCCGGCACGGCAGAGGCCGCGCTGGAACCGCTGTATGGCGAGCTGACGCAGGTTTACAGCGATGAAACGTGGCACAACCCCGACCAGCAGCGCGGCGTGCTGGCGCGAAACTACGAAACGCCGTTCGCGGTCGCCAATGAGGTTGAACTGGAACTGGAGGCGGAGGCATATGACCGCTTGCTTGTGTACCTGTTCAATAATGCTGTGCGCGGGAACGTGACCACCACGCAGCCGGATGATTCCAATCAACCGAACACGTACGAGTGGGCGCTAGAGTACACGCAGACCTCCCCGAACACGCCGGATGCGACGAACGGTATTGACACGTTCACGCTCGAATACGGGGATAACGTGCAGGCGTATGAGGTCGAATACCTGTTCACAAAAACGCTCGAAATTTCGGGTGTCGTGGGGGAACCCGTCACCGTCAACGCAACCTTTGGCGGGCGGCAGGTCACCGAAACGACCTTCACAAGCAGCCTGACGGAGCAGAGCGCGGCCTATTTTCCGTTCAATCGCGCCAAGTTCTATGTGGAAACCGATGCGTACGCGAACATCGGCAGCACACAGAAAACGGGGCTGCTGCGCGGGTTTACGTGGACGTTCGAGACCATGTTCACGCCGCTCTACGGCGCAGACGGCAACCTGTACTTCACGGCACTCAACGAAGACAAGAAAGCGGTGAGCCTCGAGCTGACGTTGTATCGTGACGGCACGAACAGCGAGGCGTTAAAAGACGCGTACGAGGCGCAGGACACTGTATATCTGCGTATCGAACTCCTGAGCGAAACCGAGATGGACAGCGGGCAGGACAATCCCCCTTACGTGTACCTTGACGGCGCGTTCAAAATCACCGAGTGGCCCGAAACCGAAGACGAAGACGGAACCGCCGTGGTGACAGTAACGGCGGAATCGTTCTACGACGCGACCGCAACGAAGGATTTCGATATCACGATTGGCACGACAATGGACGCTTATCCGAGTTAGGACTGACTGATGACACTAGACCTATCACACCTGTTCAATACTGAAACCGTTGACGTGATGCGCGGTGACGAGGTGGTTTTCACTGCGACCATCCGCGAAATCACTTACGGTGAAAAAGCAGACGCGCAGGCGCGTATGTTTGCGTCATTTAATGCGGACATGGCTGGCAGCCGTAGCCAACGTGAGCGTGAGATGAGTCGCGAAATGAAGCGCATGATGCGTGACGGAGACCCGTTGAAAACTGCTGTCTATGAGGAAGTGGCTGCGATTGCGTCGTGGACGCTTAAGGATGCAGGGGGCAAGGACGTTCCGGTTTCGCTGGAAGCGTGGCGGGCGTTACCGAAATGGGCATCCGTGCAAATAGAGGAGGTCATCGAACGTCTAAATCCCGACGTTGATGACGAGAACAAAAGCTAATCTAGAGGCGTACGCGCAGCAGAAAAAGGCGGTCAAGATACCGCCTTTTTTGTTGGACGCGCATATTATGGATCGCACAGGCTGGACAGCGCAAGAGCTATACGCACAGCCCGCACACATTATTGACGAATTGTTGCTCTTATGGCATCTGCAAAACGTAGCGGAGGAGGCGGCGTCAAATGGCAAGTAATGACAAGTTGATCCGCATCATCGTTCGCGCGGAAGACCAGATGAGCACCGCTATGAATAGCATGGCATCGCGCCTCGAAAATACGGGGCGAAAAATGCGAAACGTGGGCGCGGGGATGACCGCCGCTATCACTGCACCCGTTGTCGGACTCGGGGCCGCTGCGCTCAAAGCGTACGCGGGCTATGAAGACGTGATGACGGAGATTCAGGCGCGCACGCAGGCGACCGCAGACGAGATGGATGCTATGTCTGCACAAGCGCTGAAAATGGGTTCGGATACGAAGTTCAGTGCGACCGAAGCCGCGCAGGCCATGCTTGAGCTTACGTCCAGCGGTTCCGATGCCGCCGAGGCAATGGAGCAATTGCCTGCGGTGTTAGACCTTGCTGCCGCTGGCGCGCTGGATCTTAAGACCGCCGCCGACGGCGTAACGGACGTGCTATCTATGTTCAACATGGAAGCACGCGATTCACAGCGAGTGGTTGACGCGCTAGCGAAAGCTAGCGGTTCGTCAAGTGCAACTGTGAACGACCTTATGCAAGCCATGCAGAATGTCGGCCCGATTGCCGCGCAAATGGGGATGAATGTCGATCAGACCGCTGCCGCGCTAGCAGTATTTGCCGAGAACGGCATCAAAGGTAGCGAAGCGGGAACCAATCTGCGTTCGATGCTACTGAATATGACGCGAGACACAACCAAAGTTCAGGAAACATGGCATGATCTTGGCGTCAGTATGTATGACGCTCAAGGTAACATGCGAGACCTTGATGCTGTGTTTAAGGACCTCAACGCAGCAATGGCGGGCATGAGTATGGAAGAGCAAAACCGCATTGCCGCAAACCTTGCGGGAAGTTATGGGCTGATTGGCTTTAACTCACTTCGTGCTGCAAATGGCATCAGCGATATGGAAACACGTATGTCTGATGCGTCCAGCGCGTCCACGATTGCCGATGCGCGAATGAGTACGTTATCAGGTCGATTTACGTCACTGATGGGGTCACTCGAAACGCTCGGTATCACCCTAGGTGGGCTAACAGACGGGCCGTTGAATTCGTTTTTGATATGGGCAACCGATGCCGTAAACGCAATGCGGACCTTTGCAGAGACCAACCCGCGTATTGCACAAGGGATTATGGTTATCGTTGGGTTACTAGCCGCATTGGGGCCAGTGTTGATGATTGCGGGGCAGCTTACAATGGCGTTCTCTGCGCTCATGCCCGTACTAACAGCCATTGGAGGCGTGCTGGCGGGGCTGAGCCTGCCCATTGCGGCGTTAATTGCCGCAATTGGAGGACTGATTTACATCCTCGTGCGGTTTGGTCATCGCCTCGAAGGTCTCAAGATGATAGGTGTAGCGGTACAGGCGGCATTCAATCGGCTCGTCCACGAGGTCGGTCAACTAATGCAGCGGTTGCGGGATGCGTTCCAGGGGGATTCAATCTTGGAGCGCGTGCAGAATCTTGGCATGGAAATCGGTCACGTTTTACTTGATGCCTTGCGACTGGTTGCGCCGGGATTTTACAAAATGGGACAGGCCATCATGGAGGGTCTTGTTGGTGGTATCAAGTCGCAAATTGGCAACCTCGTAGCCGCTGCCACTGATGCCGCTTCAAACGCCGCCGACGCCGTGCGGCGCGCCTTCCGTATCCGCAGTCCATCGCGCGTCATGATGGAAATCGGCGAGCAGGTTGTCGCCGGGTTCAACGAAGGTGTTGCAAGTATGGGCGGTATCGGCGTCAACACGCCGCAGGTGCGCTCAATGGCGGCGTCGGTCGGTGGCGGAAATGTCACGATTGGCGCAATCCACGTTCCCCCCGGAACGAGTCGTGAGCAGATTGAATACATCTCACGTGAAATCGCTAAGCGTGCACGGCAACGCGGCGCGCGGGGAGACCGCTAATGGCAATCCCCGCCGCCTTCCCGATTGCGCTCTATATCAACGGCATCGCACGTACTGCGGATATTAGCTACGCAGATCTGTATCTTGACGACCACCGCACCGATGTAAGCACGTTTGAGTTCACGATTTACAATCCAGACGGCTACACACCTGCTCGTAATGACACTGTGCTTGTCACCGATGACGATGTAACGACCGTCATCTTCTACGGGATTATCACGGACATCGAAACGGTACGACGCGGTGTCGTCACCGATTACAACCTGACCGCCTCCGATCTCAAGGTGCGTTTGCAAAAGAGCGTGCTTGCACCGAAAACCTACACCGGAACAGACGCGGAAATTCTAAGCGAGTTGCTCTCTGATGCGTTCCCTGACCTGTCTAGCGTGTTCGATTTTGACACGAATGTCACAGGCGTGCAGGAAAACCTTGAATTTGAGATTGGTGACACAAACGTACTGGACGCACTCAACAAATTGAGTGAAGAAACGGGCGTTAGCTACCAGATTGAACCCGGTGAATTGACATCAGAGGGCATTATCTTTACGTTCGATACGGGCGGGCCGGACGAGTACACGGTGTACGATTCCGGTATCATGGCGTGGGAGGTCACCGCCGGAAAGGGGGAAGTTGAGGAAGAAAGCGCCACCAGTGCCGTTTATGGAACCTCAAGCTCTTTTATTGGCGGCAACGACCGCATGGATATCGGAGTCAACACTGGTGATGGGGGTCAGTTTGAATATAACGATAACATCACCGTTGAGGACATCTGGTTACGGGTTGCGGTGAATATGCCGGAGTTGTCCGGCGGCTCCTTTCGCCTTTACATGGAGGTGTGGGATTGGGACGCGCAGGGCGTCGGCGGTAGCAAGGTCATTGACGAATCAGAATTTTATAATCAGGGTGATGACTACCTGTGGGACTTCGACACGTTTGAGTACGTCACAATCAAACTGACGGACTTGACCGCGAACGAGTTGCCGCTCCCTGTGGAACGGTTCTGGTATGCGCGTATTGAGGTCGATTTTTTTGCGAGTGAATCAGGAACGTATGAGGTCGGGATTGATAACGTTCGTCTCGTGGGCGCAAGCGAATCCGGCGAGCCAAGCAACGACCCGACCGTGCCGCCGACGCCAAACCTACAATGGGGGCTGACCGCACCACAATCTCCGTTTGACTTCGATATTGACAACAGTGACGAATACCTTGACGACCTCGTTATCAGCACAGGCGATTACGATTTTAACGCTATCGTGATTGCAGGTGGTAAGTCCTCGGTGGATGTGGACTGGACGTATGAGAGTGACGGGGACATGGATCACATTAACCTCGAAGTCCCCATCCGCGATTACACGATTTCGATCAACGACGGCACGGACGGCAGCCCGTCGTGGACAGCGCAAACGGTGGGCATCTGGGGTACGGATACGCTGACGGGCAATGGCGGCGACAAGGACGCACTCTATGATGACGTGTATCACTGGTTGTACTTTGACAGTAATCCGCCTGCATTGAGCAAATCTATTCGACTAGAGGCGACGATTGACCGTCCGATTCGTGTTGCAGTGAACGACGCGGGAGCGGGCGAACCTGTGCTCGCCACCGTTATCTATGACGAAAACGTGACAAGCGAAGATGAAGCGCTTGCACGCGCGCAGGCAGAACTTGACCGACGCAACCAGCCAACACGAATGCGGTTCACGACGTATGAACCGGGCTTACGTGCGGGGCAGGAACTTAATATCGTGGACAGCGGACGCGGTGTGAATCAGACATCGGTAATTCAACGTGTCGTTACGCAATGGTTGGGACCGAGCGGGCACGCGACGTTTACGGTGGAGGCGGGGCCGCGCGAATCGTACAGCGCAGATCAATTGATTGCAGCGAACGACGCACGCAGCCGGGGGAGTAGCACACTGGGTGCAAGTGGCGGGTCGGTCACGCTTGCGATACTCACAGACAATAACGGAAATCCGCTCTTTGATAATGACGGCAAATATCTATATGAGGTGCAGTAGTGCCAGAGCTTAGTGAAAGCACGAATGTCGATTCTGTACGGTTACAAAAACAAGCCTCTGCGCCTGATACTCCGCCAACGGGGTATACACAGCTTTACATACTTGAAAGCGACGACAAGGCATATATCAAAGACGACGATGGCACAACGACCGACTTAACGTCGGTTGGAGGTGGCATGACCTCGTTCGATCTCGCTGCCGACAGCGGCACGGCGGAAACGGTCGAAGATAGCAACACGCTGACGATTGCCGGGGGCACGGGCATCGACACGGCAGTGGGAGCCACCGATACCGTCACGGTCAACATTGCCGATAGCGGGGTGGATACCACGCAGCTTGCAGACGACGCGGTGACCAACGCAAAAATGGCACCCAGCGCGATCGATACCGGGCAATTGGTAGACGAAGCGGTCACGCTAAACAAACTAGCAAATCCGGTGGTTGACAAACTGTTATTGACAGCGACGAACAGCAGCGGATCTTCTGCGGCAGCAGGCGACGTAGGCTTGCTTGATGATGCAGGGGAATACGTCACCACGACCACAGAAGGAGATGTCGGAGCATGGTGCATCGTAATGGAAGGTGCGCCAAACGGCAGCGAGATAGTTGTACAGCGACGCGGTAATGCAGTAGTGACCGTAACAGGCACATTGCCAAGCAAAGGCGACTATCTTATCACATCCACAGTCGCAGGGCAGTCAATTGGGACATCTACCATGCGTCCCGAAATTTTCGCGGTGTGCACAGCAAACGGCAGCGGGGCGTCTGTCGAGGTGTTGCTGCTGACGGGGACGACGTTTGTACCGAAAACGAGCGAAAACGACATTACACTCCTCAACGGTCACAGTGACACCGATTTTATTTCTACGATTTCGGGCAGCCCGACCACGACGAGCGTCGTCTACGGCACAGTCACCACCGGATCAGAGGACGTGCTTGATGTCACCACGCCAACGTTGGCGCGAATGCGGCTACACAACACCACACGTGGCACGTATCGGTTGATTGTCTCGGTGGACACCGGGACCAACACCATCACCACCGAAACCAGTAGTGATAGCTGGGCAAGTGGGGATGACATCACCATTCGCAGCCAGACATCAGACCCCGGCTCCGGCACGTCTCGCTATTTTGATTTGGACCTGTCGCAGACAACCGCCGTGCCGGTTCTTGCGCGGGGCATTGCGCTAAATCTGCGTTTTGAGGACAGCGGCGCAGCCAATGAGCTTGGCGACCTACACCCGCTAACTGCATTTGGGCAGGGCCAGCGATTCACGGTTCGTAATCCGGTTGCCTCCAGCGTTGCGGCTGCGCCGTTCAGGTTTTTCCCGCTGCCACTGCACGAACAATCGTTTTGCTATCGGTCAACTGCTAGTGGCAGCGGGACCGGGCTCTCGTTAATTCGACTGGCTGGCTACTATCTTGCAACGCCATAGGAGGCACACATGCCAACGATTGAAATATTGACTGTAGAGACTGTTGAGCGCGATACGGGAATAACGCGCCACGCGGAAATTGAAATCACGGAGGCGGGCACAACCTACGCATGGCGGGTAGGCGGGCTACCAACGGAGGGCGATTTGCAAACGGTTCTCGACGCACGGGCAGACACACTCTGGCGTCAGGCATCCGCCCGTGCTGAAAGCCCCGACCCGGTGCAATCCAACGCCCGCCGGTTGCGCGATTACGCCCGGCTGGCTGCCAACAACACAGCGGAAATACGCGGCCTCTACATTGCCACAATTGACCTCGATATTGCGAGCGAGGATGGAACCGGGCCGCGCTTTACGAGCGTGGCGGGGATCGTCAACGGGTGGGGTGCGGGACTACGAACCCGGTTTCACGCCGGATTCAACGCAGAGTACGGCGTCGATGCGGAGGCCATCGGGCTGCAAAACCTGACCGGGGCGCAGCGGGCGCAATATCTCCAGTACGCCCGGTCTTGGGCCGCAATGTACAGCACGCTCGTTGTGTGGGCATCCATGTCATGATTGCCCGCGTGCTACGCCGCGCCCTTGCGGTTGTGCTATTCACCTATGCTACGCTCGAAATCGCGCTGTGGGTATTCGATCCCATCGGCGCGTGGGCCTACGCACAAACGCTGACGTGGGTGCGGGCGCTCATCGCGCAGACGTGCAATGAATAGGATACGGGGGTCTCCACGATGGACCTGATTAACGAATTGGTACAACATCTCGACATCATCCTCGCGATCCTGTCACCGTGGGTCGGCGCGGCGATTTTCATCTGGCGTCGTGATAAAACCCTGGACTTTCGCCAGCGCGAAATTGCACAGGAGGTCAGTGCGAAAGAACGTGAAATTCGTCTGCGCGAGCAGCAAGAAGATCGCAAGTTACTGCGCTCCATGCAAGAGCAGATGAACATGGTGCAACGTGAGCTAGCAGAGGCACAGGTGGTAAATGCCGAAGCCGCCGCACGATACGAGCGCGAACTGGGTGACCTGAAAAGCAGCCTCGAAAAGAGCCGCGCGGAAGCCACGCGATTGATGGATGCCGCCGCGCACGAGCGCGAGGTGCATCAGGCGGAACTCTCAAAAAAAGACATGGAGCTGCAAAAGGTAGTGGCGGAGTACAAGCTGGAGGTGAACAAGCTGATGGATGAAAACACGCAACTACGCGACCAGGTGACCGTGCTGACCACCGACATCCAGAAGCTACGCGAGCGCATGGATGACGTGGAACAACGCGCACAGCGCAACGAAGCCCGCGCGGAAACGCTACAGCAAGATCTCGATGACGAGCGCCGCCTCCGTAAGCAGGTGGAAACCGAACGCGACACGCTCGCCGAACGTGTGGCGAGCCTCGAAGCGAAACTCGAAGAAAAGGATACGGAGAACGCCGCGCTGCACGAGCGCCTCGAAGCCATGCAGCGTGAACTCGACAGCCTGCGCCGGTCGGTCAACGCCGACAATGGCCACACAAACGACAACCCAACCACACAGGAGGCATAACCTATGAATCCCGAAGCCATCAACGAACTTGCCATCTTAATCGCCATCATCCTCCAGACCGTCCTCGTTGCGGTCGGTGTGTTTCTGGTGCTGCGGAGAGAAGGCCCCGCCCGCGCGAGCGAGTACACGCAAGTCCGGCTGGACGACTTGCGCGCCAATCGCGAGGTGAGGGACCGTCTCGAACGCGCCTACCAGGACGCGGGCCGCACGCAGCAGCGAGCGCTTGACAC